TAATGAAATTGAAATTTCTCAAGCCTACGAAAGTGATGATAATGGAGAATTGAGACTTGCATCAAAGGTGGAGCATGAGACAAAGACATTCGGAAACACAAACAACGATATGATTGTCTATGATTTTGTAAAATTGCTTATCATTTCATTGTTAGAGAATGATGCAACAGAAGAGCCTGAGGATTTAAGCTCAATTGTAACTCTAAACACTTTGCTTTATTGGGGAATTTTAGAAGTAGCAGAATAATAATATAACAATATAGAATATGGCAGAAATGACAAAAGACGAAATGCTTGGTATTGTAAAGGAAAGCATTTCAAATTTAAAAGAGAAAAACTTTTACATTTATTTCTATGTTCTTGACACGAAAGGTAATCCATCAAGTTCACTTGAGTACATTTACCAGACCGCATATGTCTTGAAAAACCATGGATATAATGTAGCTATGTTACATAACGAGAAAGACTTTATTGGAGTTGGTGACTGGCTTGGTGAAGAATATGCCAATTTGAAGCATTATTTCATCGAAAAAGACAATGTTCCAATCAGACCTTACGATTTTCTTGTAATCCCAGAAATCTTTGCAAACGTAATGATTCAAACAAAGAAATTGCCTTGCAAAAAGATTTTATTGGTCCAAAATTACAATCATATTTGTGAATTTATGCCAGTTTCAGTTACACCTGAAACGCTTGGTATCACAGACGCTATTGTTACAACAAAGGAACAAGAAAAGAAAGTTAAGGATTATTTCCCAAATCTAAACACACACATTGTTTCTCCATCAATCAAGCCTGTATTCAGGCCATTTGACGGGCCAAAGAAACTTGTTGTAAATGTTATTTCAAAAGACCAGACAAAGTTCAACCAAATGGTTAAGCCATTCTTCTGGAAAAACCCTATGTACAGCTGGGTTTCATTCAAAGATGTCAGAGGCTTTACTTTGGAAGAGTTTGCAGAGGTTTTGAGAAACGGCGCAATTACAATTTGGGCTGACGATGACACAAACTTTGGTTATACATTGTTAGAGGCCCTTAAATGCGGCGGTCTTGTTATTGCAAAGACACCTACACACCCATCAGACTGGATGCTTGACGAAAACGGTGACTTTACAAACAACATTGTTTGGTTTGAGGATGTCGATGACGTTTCAAAACTTTTGCCTTCAGTAATCAGAAGCTGGACAAAAGACGATGTTCCAGAGGATGTGTATGAAAATCAGAAATACTTCTTTGATAAGTACACTGAGGCTGAACAAGAAAAAGAAATCGAAGAGGTTTATATCAATCAAATCTTCGCAAAGAGATTAACAGACTTTGAAGAAGTCAAGACTGATATTGATAATAACGTATTTTTAACAAGTGATTCAGAATGAAAGATTTAACAGTAATTATACCAATCAGCGAACTTAAAGATGAGGCTGAAATTGGAATGTTGCAGAAAGCTATTGACAGCGCTGGCGACAATAATATCATAGTTGTTGGCCCTAAATCAGAATTGGACAAGATTAGCAACGACAACGTAAAGAAACTTGTTAACAAAAGTGACAATGTGACATATCAACACCAAGTAAACATGGCAGTTGATGAAGTAAATACAAAATATTTCAGCGTTCTTGAATTTGATGACTATTTTTCACCAAAATGGTTCGATAACGTTGAAAAATATATCGAATATGACACAGAAGATATTTCTTGCTTCTTACCATTGACTGAAATTGTTGATTTTAAGGAAAATAAAATCATTGGATATTCAAACGAGCCATTCTGGGCATCATCATTCTCAGAGGAAGTCGGTTATCCTGACATGGAATCAATGACAAACTACCTTAATTTCAATACATCTGGTGCTGTTTTCAAGAAAGATGACTTTGTTGCATTGGGCCAATTAAAGGAATCCATGAAACTTGTCTTCTGGTATGAATACTTACTCAGGTCACTTTACAACAACAAGAGATTATATGTCATTCCAAAGGTTGGATATTATCACGTAGTAAACAGAGACGGCTCTTTGTCAGCTTACTATGGAGAAACTATTAGCGAAAAAGAGGCCAACTGGCTTGTCGATTTAGCTAAGAAAGAATATTACTTCAAGAAAGACAGAAATAAAGTTTACGAAGAATAATTTAACGATGCAAGTAAATAGAGGGCTTAGCGTTAGGCCCTCTTTTTAAACATCACAGGAAAGACTATTCGTAAAATAGTGTTGTAGAGAAAGTACATTACAAATGTAGATAGATGTTTTGCTGAGTTTTAAAAGAATTTAGCAGAAATGGCAAAGAGAGGTAGAAAACCAAAAGAGAAAAAAGGTTACTTTTACGAAACAGAAGAAGATGCAATAGTAAAATACATACACGAAACAGATACTTTTGAGAAAAACAGAATATTCAATAATATTTTATATCCAGCTTTTACCAAAATGATAGAATCTATCATAAGAAGGTATAAGCTTTTTGTTCCTGATGAAGAATTTGAGCAGAATTTCAGTGATACAATATCTTATTTGCTCACAAAGATAAACCATTACAAGCCTGTAATAATTCAATACGATGAATACAACGGTAAAACTGACGGTTTGGAGATTGTAGAAATGAGCCCAAGCGAATTTAAGGAAAAAGTGAGGGGCGCTGAAGACACAGACCCAGAATTTGTACAAGTTTCAACTATAACAAAAGATGGCGAAGAAAAGACCATTGTTTACAGAAAGAAAGAGCATAAATACAAGGCTTATTCATATTGTGGAACTGTGTGTAGAAACTACCTTATGTATAAATGCACACAATACTACAGAAAGAAACTCAGAAACGCATCATACGATGATGTTTACGATGAAATAAACAACGATGAGAAGTTTTCAACTGAGGAAAACGATTACTCAAGCATTGCCGAAAAGCTTATTGTCAATATCACAAATGAAATTGAAAATATGATTGACAATAGAGAGGAAAACAACCTAAGTGATAATGAAGTTACAGTAGGCGAATCGCTAGTTACATTGTTTAAAAACTGGGAAAAGGTATTACCAGATAAAGGTAGCAATAAACTCCAAAAAAGCTCAGTTTTGTACTTTTTAAGAGAGGATACAAGAATGACCACAAAAGAGGTCAGGGAAAATATGAAAAAGTACAAGGCTGCGTACAACATTTTGAAGAGTATAGAGCTTGAATAATTTTATCACAGCTATTTATTGTATAGTTAATTTATTATGGAAACAAAGAGATATAAAGTAAGGCTCAATTCAACAGAAAAAATTGAGGAATTATTACAAGAAATATACGACCAGGCTTGCAGGCAGCTTAATGAAATCCAAAATGAAATCAATAAGCTAACAAATTCTACAAACCTCGGTGCTGATGGTGTCACCATGGATGACAAATCAAGATATGCAAAGGCCATTCACGATTATTTGGGCGATAAAGGCAAAGCAATTGCGGCAAAATTCGAGATTGCAAAATTCATGGGCGAAATTGTAAAACATAACGGCGATGCTAAGGCAACCGTAAACGATAAAAACTTCCAGAAGAGAACAGCTCTTAATCTTAATGACATAAGGGCCGCTCTTAACGATGAAGACGATAGTGAAACTTATAATTTAAAGAAAAACTAACCAATAATGACTCAAACTGACAGAGTATTAAGCAATATTTCGGCAATTATCACCCTATTGGATAATTTCCCAATGGGGCTTTTTGAGGGTAAGGGCAAAACTTATAATTCTGCCTTTGAGTTTATTATGGATGTTTTAAGGGCCTGTGGAATTACCGACCAAGTTATCATTGATTATATAATAGGTAAGATATACGGCTTTGAGGGACAACCAGGATACACTGTAAACGGCTTGTATGAGCTTATAAAAACAGACAAACTCACTGTAAACCCACAAAACAAGTTTATATCTGGCCTCGAATATTCAATTAAGGTAATTTTAATGGCATTATTCACGTCAATATTCACCTGTTCGGCTCTTCCAATATTACCAAACAGGGTTTTTGACAAAGATACGCTTGCAGATTTAATGTCTGGTACAATTCAAG